TTAGGCGAGCCATTCGACGAAACTAGGAATGCGCAATAAGTCCGCCTTAGTATAATTGCGGAACTTCACGCGGCATTTAATTGGTGAAACAAGGTACGAAAAGTCGTCGGTTTCCTTCGCAATAGGCGCACGATACACACGCTGCTTCTCAACCGGTGGCACGCCATGCTCCATTACGCCGAGGTAACGACCGTCAGCATCAGCAAGCAACCATCCGAATTCCTTTTTGCGAAAGCCAGTTACGAATACATCGGCGTATTGATAATTAATCACTTTCAGCCAGTTATGCGATCGCTTGCCGACGTCATAACGCGAATCCTTGCGCTTTAACACGATACCTTCGAGCGATTGCGCTTTAACTGCGTCGAAATAGTTAGCGCCATGTCCTTCGACGAATTGAACCTTCGAAAGCAGCTCGGTATCATTTGGCACGACATCGGCGAGTATTACCTTGCGTTCTAGCAACGGTAGACTAGTAGTCGACTTGCTGCCGGCTTTCAACACGTCGAACACAACGAGCGAAATAGGCGTTGTTGCACGCGAACTCATGAAACGGCTCATGACGGCCTCGAAGTCCGGCTTGCCATCGTTATCAGTGACAATCAACTCGCCGTCCAGTACGGTACCAGGCGGAACATCGAGCGCAGTTAATTCGGGAAAACGTGCGGTTACTTCGTTCTTGTGACGCGTATATAAGCGGACTTTGCCCGCATCATCAACGGAATATATAAAACGGATGCCGTCGAGTTTCAGCTCTGTCAAATAATCGGCCGAATCGAACGGTTCATCCGACTTGTGTAATAACATTGGCGAAATAAACATCGATATAACACCTCGCCATCAATTATAGCACGGATAGGCAACGTGCTTAGTTAGGCGATTAATGGCGCAATTGGAAAAATATTTTTAAAATAGCAGTAACCTAACGGGCAGTTAGTATTCTATGGAAAACTTCGTGGTGCGAAATGGAGTGAATTTGGAGTTACGCGTTTTTATTATAGTATACGCCAGATCAAGGTTGCTGGGTTATAATAAATTCAACCTTTATTTTAAATGAAAGGAAGGGTTAATAATGAACCTAAGTTTTTTAAAAGAGAGCATTATAAAAATTTGCAAAGAAATTGAAGAATTACCACCTGAGAAACGAAATCGAGGTACAGTATATTTTAATGGTGTAAGTACGACGAAAGAAATTTTCAATAACGAAACTTATGAAAAAACATTAAGCAAACTTTTAGACGAGAAAACTGGACTTAGCAAGGTAGTTTCTTACACGATGATTGCTGGTAATTTAAATAAAATAATAAATAACAATTTGGATACTACCAATAAATCAAAACAAATAACCGATGACATTCAAAAATTTTCAAAGTATGCAAATAACACACAAAAACATAGTGTTTACATTCCAATTAAGGGGTTAGATTTATTTGATACAGAGGAAGTATATTTTTCTCCTAATATAAAAATTCATAATTTAAATATGAAAAGAATAATCGACTTCCTCACTATAGGAACTTTTGACGATGCCGACGTAAAATATCTCTCTCCAACGATGCTTGAAGTTTCTACTGAAACTGCCGACATAGAAAAATCAGGCGAATTCGCTATTGAAATCGGGAAATACATTGTTAACTTTTTTAGATTAGCTGATTTTTTTGGATGGAACGAAGAAAATCTTGCTGTTAGGCTGCCTGGATTTGGGGGAACTCGTGAATCCATGAGAGCGTATATAGTTAAAGAAGACAGTAACTCAACAACTTTTACATACCAGCAAGTGAAAGATCTAAGCGAAAATTATGAGTTAGATGATAAAGAATATATAAATTATATAGGGTATGAAAAGTTTGGTCATTTATTACAGAAAAATTTAGATCATAATCTTGGGAGTATGGATAAATCTATTTTAAGAGCGTTAACATGGTTCGGAGAATCGAAAGTTGAACATGATCTTGGGGCAAGATTTGTTAAGTTAACCTTAGCAGTCGAAACCCTGCTAAATTCTAATGATAGTGACCCAATAACAGCAACACTAAGAGATCGGACAGCTTTTATACTTGGCAAGGAAGTAAGTGAGCGAATAGATATCTCTAAAGAAATGAGCACATTATATAAACAGAGATCGGGTATTGTACATCACGGGAAATCTGATGTTGACTTAAAGAGTTTGCTCAAACTTGAATCATATACAGCTGATTTAATTAGAGCATTCCTAACTGACAAAGATTACCTTGGTATCACTGATAAAACTGAATTACACAAACAAATAGAGAAATTAAAGTTCAAATCCTAGTATGAGTGGCCCGTCTTATGTGGACGGGCCTTTAATTATTCCGCGTCTTTAAGTCCGGTCCCATTTGACGGATTGTTTACAACGCCAAGCAATACCGCAATATATAACGCCTTCTCAACGTATTCATTGAATAGCGCCGTATCCGGAATTACTCCGAAGTCCACCAACGCCATTCCAATCAATGAAGCTACCGCAGTCCATAGTACGTAGTTTTTGAATCGTTTCATTTTAATCGCTCCCTTTTCGTTTACTTCACGCGGATTTTCTTACCAGCAAAAATCCGATATTTACTATCGAGTTTGTTCCACGCTTTAATTTGCGCTTGAGTAGATCCGTATTGAATTGCCAGTTTCGAAACTGTGTCGCCAGATTTAACCGTATGATACTTAGCGCTAGAAGTAGTCGTTGTTTTCTTCGCTGCAGTTCCACTCAACTTAATCGTTTGCCCTGCGTATATCTTATTTGCGTTGGCGATTCCGTTTAACGATTGTAACTTCGCAACAGTTGTTCCGTATTTCGCCGCAATCTTACCGAGTGTGTCACCGGCTTTAATTTTATACGTTGTAGGCGTAGTGTCTTTATTTGGTGTCTTTACTATTTCCGCTTTCACTTCCGTTTTGACTGGCTCGACTACTTTAACCGGTTGCTTGCCGATGAACCATTCGATATCCTTGTCGCCATTCAGCGTATTCAAGTCAACGCCACCATTTACGCCAGCGACTTTTCCGGTATCCGTATGCTGCCACAAATCGCAATCAAACTTCGGCTTCGTCGAGCCGTATCGCGGAATCCAAGTAAAGTCGATATTTTTCACGTTCTTCATGCCGAAAGGTTCATACGTATGATGGCCGAAGTAGCCCCCGACTTTCTTAGCGCCAAGTCTTCGCAATTCATTGACGAATGCTTGCGTGCCGGTCGCCATATCGTCCATCGTTTTAACTTCGACGTCAGCAACCCAAAACAACGCATCTTTATCGCCTCGATTATAGAAATCTTGCGCCTCTTTCTTCGCATCTTCTTCGCTAACAAAACGGCAAAATGCATAATGTCCGAACGGAACTCCGTATTTCTTCGCGCCAGCAACGTAGTTCTTATATTCGCGGTCTTCGCCGGTGCTTCCGTCCTGGACGCGTATAATTACCAAGTCGACTTCCTTTGCGAATTCAGCCCAATCGATCGTCCCTTGCCAATGCGAAATGTCTACAATTTTACCCATTTTTATTCGCCCCTTTTCGTGTTATAAAGTTGTCCAATCATGTAAAAACTGCTATACCAAACGTTAATAAGAGCCCGGCAACCGTAAAAATTGTGCCCCAGGCCCATTTACTATTGGCTTTCATATCACGTATATCATCGTGATTCTTTTGCGCAAGTGATAATGCTTCTGTCGCTTTGTCATCCGCCGATTCTGCCGTCCGTTTTACGTCATGCATGTAATCAAGTTTCGTATCTAAGCGAACGAGCCACTCTCTAATTTCCGCTATTTTATCGTTCATATCTTCCGCTGGCATGGTCCCGCTTCCTTTCAGCGCATAAGAAAAGCGCCTAATCCGTTAGGACTGGGCGCTTTCAGCTTCTTATTTGAATTTTAGAGTGTTATTCATGAGGAATAATATAAGTTAACAATGGAAAATTTTCTTTCAGGTAGTCTTCCTTTTTCACAACAAGTAAATGTTCACTAGACAATGTTTCTAAAACACAATACTCAACGCCGTTCCATTCAATACTTCTATCTAATTTGAACAAATCTGCACTCATAATTAATTTAAACCCCTTCTTTATTCTTCATTGAGAACGAAATGTTAATAAAAATAAGCATACATTTACGCACTGCTTTTAGTATCGGAATATTTCATCTCTAAAGAGTTCACGTACTCTTCGTAGGATTTCTTAACAATTCCTGAGCCTTCACATGATTCACAATCAAAGAAAACATCTTCAAACCCGGTACCATCACATGACTCGCATTTTTTATGAGTTTGTGGCGAGTAGTTATCAACTCTGTGTTTTGTACTATTATTAGTTAATATATGTTTCAAGGTTGAAAGGATCTTATTCATTTGTTAACCTCTTCCTGTCATATTAACTATCATTATATTCTTTATTAAGAACAAAATCTAGACTTTTCATCTAAATTTTAAATCGATTCATAAACATGAGACTTTCTTTCATTACTGTTTGGTTACCGTATGCTACGTCATGACCAGACCCGCTCATTAAACGCAGTTCACTCGGACAGTTATTTGCCTTTAATTTATTTACAAGTGTCTGACTGTATGTGTAGTTTAGTGTTGTATCCCCAGTTCCATGCCATATCTTTAAAGGGATATTCAAGTAATTTATATTAATAGGTGTCCATCCCGGAACATTTTCTAGATTTGTGATAGCATAACTAGTTAAATATTCATCTCGCCATGCTTGAGAAGATACTTGGTTCACAAAATCTGTACAAGGAGCATAAGCAAGCACACATCGTGCAATGTTGGCATGAGCATTAGCGAAGTTTAACGCAGTCATACCGCCCATTGATCCGCCTGTAATAATCAGCCTATAATCGACATTAAAGTTTTCTGTAATCCAAAGATAAGCCTTGAAGTAAGCCTCAATTGTTCTAGGACTTCCCCAGTGTTTTGAGCCTGGATTAATTGTATTATCATAACCATTTATGTCAAAAACCGCATAACCTGCTGCTACAATACTATCTTTCCACGCAATCCAAGTAGGATTTGTTCCCCAAGTACCGTCTGTTGTTAAATATTCCCCGTGTCCATGAGCCATCATCACCAAAGGAACTTTTTTCCCAGATACTTTGTATGTCGAAGGTAGCCATAATGCACTAGGAACATTAATGATATTACTTTCATTGTCATTAACATTAGTAATTGTTGAACTTTTATCTACAACGAATTGATTGACAGGTACGGTAAAAAGAACTTGCCCGTTGTCTGGCCGTTTTTGAAAGCCGCTTGTAAAATTATTCAAGATCGACGTACCTGCTACGTAACTTGAATCTAATACGCCGTACAATACAATCCCTAATGCTAATGTTACACCGGATTTGGTTATCGGGTAAGTGCTTCCGACTGCTAAGTCGCTGTAATAAGTCACCGTCGAATCAGCGTTTGTTTTTAGAGTATCGTAAAACTCAACTCCGTTAGTGACACCAGTAGTGCAACTTATCGCTCCGAATATGACTAGGTATTGATTCGCGTCATTAGTTGTTATCAATTCAAACGTATTTTCTCCAACAACCGCAGTGAATTCGTATTTTTTGCGGACAGTATACTGAGTTGAATCTGAACTTTTATCGACTATATATATATAACACTTTCCGCCACTCAATGAATACAACTTCAACCGCATAATGGTCGATTTACCTAACGGTTTATTAATTAAATAAGTGTTTTTTGTACCTAACTCTCGAACTTTCCCACTGTCATATAGCGCAGAAAAAACCTCTTCTTCTCCGTACCATTTCCTTTCAATATAACTCTTTAGGTCTTTTGATATTCTTCCCGGGTCAACTGTTGACGTTAACGCTAAAGTTTTTAATGGTGTTCCTGCCTTAAAAGCTATATCTATACTTAAAACTAGTGTTGTGATTCCAGAAAAAGTCCCAGTGTAAGTATTCCCGACGGTTAAGATACCACTATTATTGTCGAATACTCCAAGTCCTCCGGTGGCTTTATATTTTAATGCGCCTTGAACACCGATGTAAGTATTTGCAGGTAAATTTATATTTACATCATAAGATTTTAGCCCTATGTCCGCAGCTATTGTTGTTTTAGAAAGAACAGTAAATTGGTCGTTTAACTTAGAAAATACATAGATGTTCACATTTCCAGTTGCGAGAGTGTCTAACTTTACTTTCTTGATTAAATTCTCCTGTGTGAATAGTTTATTGATTATAAAATTCCTAGTCGTATTAGCAGCTAAACTCATGTCTGTTGGGTAATTCAAAATCCAAGGACCTGTTCCCTCTCCAGATTCAATCATTTCAACTACGTTATTACTTAAATTCCCAACTGAAATACTACTATCAGCTATACCGCTACTCTGGTAAACTCCTATATCAGCCCATGTAGAACCGTCCCATATATAAGCGTGTGCCCCATCTAGATGTAAAGAGTCGAAAACCAACATTGGACCTACCGCTCCACTTGGGTACTTAGATAATAAAGAACTAACAGAATAGAATATCTCTTTCGGAGATCCATCTGTAAGGTTCGATAATATTGCGTCAACATATGTTTGTTCCACTTTTTTCGCTATCTTTTGGTTCAGTTCAGCCTGATTAGATTGATAGTCTACGTTTTTAACGACTTCATTGTTAAGGACTAACTGTTCAATATTTTCCGTTGCAGACAATGATTCATCCAATCTAGTTACGATGTTACCTTGCGCATCCAAAATTTCTTGAATATCAACGTCGCTATCCTCAGACGTGACACGAGCTGCCGGTATGTTCAGATACCCTGTTCCAAAATAATTGAAGTCGAAATCCTTACCTTCCTGTGAAGGGTTGAATATTACCAACCCTGCAATATAATCAACTCGATACTCTTCGTCATTCGGATTTTCTTCCGTTGTCGCAGCGAACTCCACTCCATCTTGGCTGACCACTTTGAATTCTGAATTAAAGTCCGGAAATTCTACTAAACGAACCTTTCCGTATTTCACAGTTTTAGTTTCGTTCAGTTCTACGAACGGGTCTTCCGTTGTTCCTGCGCGTTTAATTAAATAAACCGGATCAATATTCGGATGAAATATTCCCATACATTCGCCCTACCTTCTTAAGAAATTAGAACATTTTGAAAGGAAACAGTTCCCCATTTTCTTCCGAAATGCAAAAAGCCATTACGAAATTCTGAATCATTAACTGTAATGGTTGCGTCATTTGTGCTAAACGTAATTGATGTTGCGCTAACTGTAACGGTGAAGTACTTCGTAGCTCCATCGGTCAGATTGTCTATTTCCGCCGAACTCGCTTGCAGCGTACTTACTCCGCTCTTCACTTTATAAATCGAAATACCTGCCGGACTGAACAGCAAATGGTATCCGTTCGATAATGTCGTTTTGTTATCGTCGAAGTAGTCAATCGGCGTACATAACGCAATACTTCCCCAACCGTTAGCCCTTTCGATAAAGCTTGCGTTCAGAGTCATTGTAAAGGTATCCGGCAACTCGCCCGCCCAACCTTGCAATACGAAGTCCCTGTCTTCACTTTGCGTTAAGAAGCCCCAGCGATAATCGCTTGTAAATCCTCCGCGATATTCGGCGTAGTGCGGAATAAAACCGCTGCTAAATACTACTTCCGAAAACGGTGCGTCTTCTCGTGTTGGGTACGTGTTGGCAACATAAAAAGGATCGTCGCTAAATACGCCGAATGCTCCTAGCGCAATATACTTTTCCGCTAAATATTGATGATTTACCGTATATACCAAAACCTTAATTCCGGCTTTCGTCAGCATACTAACGTATAAATCACTTACGCTCGTGCTGCAGCCGACGTACTTAATGTTATTTGCGAGTAATCCTTCGGTATCTGATACGTTGTCGCTTAATAGCAATAAATCGAATCCGCGATCATTAATCGCATTCAATTCCGTTTGGTTGAACGACTGAATTAATACGTGGTCCTGCAGGCGATAAGCTTCCGCCATGTCCGCTATTGCTTCGGCGCTTCGTCTGTCCTTCGATTCGATTGCGTAATTAACTTTGTTGCCAAACGTCTGAAACACTTCTTCCAAATAAGCGATTGGTTGCGCTGGATAATTCGGCAATAAACCTTCCACTTTCATCGAGCGCACATACGATGGATTCAGATATTGAATTCGGTCAGTTCCTCGGTGGTCAATGCCAGTTACTCGAATTACTTCTTCGTCATGAATAACGCATAATGAACCCGTTCTGTCCTGGCGAATATCCAATTCGATAAACAGGGCGCCGTTTAATTTGCTCATCTTAAATGCTTCGAGCGTATTTTCCGGATATAAAAAAGAACTTCCCCTGTGCGCTAAATACTGCGGAGAAGTTAGTTCGCTTATTTTCGTTGTCCCTTCGATTTCACCCATTATATTCGCCACCTTTATTTGTTCTCCGACTAATAGTTCTCGGAGTGAACTGTGCGGACGGTGCTCGTAGTCAATACGCGCATCGATAATTTCCGACGGCTGTGGATTCTTCGTTATTAAATCGTTAACCCTATTCGCTTGCTCCTTTATGTCCGTCGCAATATCTTCGAAGTTCTTGTTCAAATTGTTGCGAAACACTCTGTCGAACGCCGTTCCGAATACTCTATACGGCCACTTTGCCATGCGATATTCCCCTTTCTATACGGTAGTTTCTCCGTTATTTCCTTCTAGCGCAGTTAGCCTTGTTTTTATATCTTCGATGTCCGCTTTTATCTGTTCGAAATCTAAGTCGCGAAGTTTTACGAAGTCTGCAGCGCTCATTAATCCGTCAGTTAGTTCGGACGCAGGCCCAATTGTGACGATGACATTTCCGTTTACATCGACCGCAATATTCGATAGCTTTGCGAAGTCTTCCGAACTCATTAGCCCGTCGGTAGATGCGCTCGCTAAATCGTATGTTGGCGTAGTAATTTGCGTAGGGTCATAGCCGGCCTCAAACTTCGTTGTTTTACCGATAGTTAAATCGACTGCGGACGACTTAACCTTTCCGGTCGTGCTATCGACTACCTTCGCCAGTGTGTTGCTCGTTTTCTTAAACTCTACCGCAATATCATTCGAAGTCTTGCGCAATGTGCCTAGCGTAAACTTTGGCGACGTGGCATCGTTGGAATAGTCTTCGATTTCTACTACGCGAATTCTAACGTCGATACCGAACGGATCTAAGATGCACCATACGTAATCACCTTTGCGGATATCTTGAATTCCGAAGTCCAGCAACTCGACATAATCAAGCGTTAGCGATATTTCGAAGTAATCGTGCAGTTCCGCTTTTAATGCGTTAATCAACGATACCTTGTTTGTATACTGATCATCGCGTAATGGCTTTGCGTGGCGAATACCATAAACGCTTGCTAACGGGCTTGTATATTCGGCCGTTGACGTGTAAATTTCGTCATCACCTTGACGTAACCTATACACGCCAATAATGTCGCCGTTTTTCGGCATAACAAAAACCGGTCGAACAGGCCCAGTAGTAAACGGATTACTACCGTCTTTACCTACCAGCGATACTTTAACAGTATGTGTTTTGTTTTCCAATCCGCGTGCAATTTCGAAAGTCTCTACGCTAGTCGGACGATTGAGATAATTCGTATACAGCGAAACTGTTTTCGTTTTATCTCCGTTATCAATGTCGAATTTTACTTTACCGCCAAGAGTGCTCGTAATCATCTTCATTCGCAATCCAGTTCCGGTGAAATTGAACGTAAAATAATCGTTGGTTGTTCTCGTAATTAAACCGTATTCGAGTTCGGCTTCTGGATTATCGGATCTAAATTGTTGTGCACCGCTGTCATCCTCGTACCACGTACCGCTTCTACCGGATGATCCTGCGTATTTATACTCGTCGAATATATCCTCATCCTCGAACTTCTTTCCGTAACCACGTATATACGTTTTAATATCGTTGGTTGCGATTTCTTTCGACGGTGCATTCACGTTGAAATGATATCGAAGTTGATGATCGGTATATCGCGCAATTTCCTTAGCAATGTAAATCGTTTTGCCGACGCACTCAAACTCAACGCCGAACTTTTCGCAAATAGTCGTCAATAATTCAAGCGCAGACGCATCGCCGAAATCCTCAACGATTGCTGTCGTATTCACTAGCACCGAGTCAACCGTAAAACTGTAGCCCGAGCCGTTCAATGCGATGTTAAGTAGCGTTTGAATACCGCGAGTGTTTTCGCCTTCAATAACGTCGTAGATGTACAAGTCGCGCAGGTCACAAAACACTCGGTGAATGCCCGTGCTCGATACGCCACGAGCCGTTAACGTCGTCTGCTTAATTACGTACTCCTCGTCTTCGTAAAGGAAGATATTCTCGTTCTGTACCATCGGAAAGGAGTGCGCATTACGGTCGGTTTTAGTGCAAGATACATCGATTGTTTTCTCGTTATTAATCGCATTCTTACGAGTAACGGAATAGTCTGTCAGCCGTTCCATTCGACCGCTTAAATCCTGTACGAATAAATCTCTCACGCAACTCCCCTCCTATAGATAGTAATAACGAAAGTTAAATGCGATTTCGAAACTTCCGCGTGTTCCTAATAAGATAAACTCGTTCCAGCCTGGAGCCAATGTGATATACTTTCGATTGGTTGCAGCGAAGATACTTACGCTGTTCTTTTTCGCTTGCACACGGTTAAGATCAATGACGTCATTTGGTTCGGATGTGCCCGAATATAACCACGCATCTCCGGTCGTACGGTTCTTTATTTGCAACGTACTCGACTCGCCTAAATACGTTATTTGCATCGGCATTTGTACCGGACTTACTACGACGTTACCTGCGTTGTAAACTCGAAAAGTTGTCGTGTTAAATCGGTACTGAGGCGGAATACCATCGTCTAATCCTTCGCCAATTTGCCATAAGTCCGAATCGAATGAAAATGGCGAAAGTGTTGTTCCACGAGACTCTGCGAAAGGCTGAAACGCAACAAAAGTAACGTCAAACATTCCGTAGACTCGCTCTTGGTCAATGGAATATGTGCCGTCGGTTTTGACAAGCCAGCGTTTACCGATGTTCCGCGATTCTGTTACGTAAAAAGCCTGGCTTGAATCAAATAGCGCAAATATTTCATCGCGAAACAGATAGTAATCTTCGACGTCGACTGCTTTTAAATAAAACGAACAATTAATCTTTCTTTCTGCGTAAGTCGTGCCGTTATCAATCAAGCCATGAATTCCTTCGATTTCTTCCGTTACATGGCGAGGCGACGGAGATTCCGGATTGAATTCACGCAAAGTAATACCCATTGATTCCAAGTCGTAGGTTTTTCCGTCAAGCTTCGTTACAATCATGTTCATTCCGTCAATCACCTCGCATGTAATTTTTAATCGCTATTTTACCGGCTTGTTGACCGCTGACTACTCGTTCTGTTTTGCGGCCGATTACTTCGCTGTCTAGTACGTGTGTCATTTCGATTATGATGTCTCGTGGTTGCATCGATTTCGTTGCGTTTGCAGTTTCGGCTTTTGTATCAACGTTATGATACTTTGGCGAGTAACTGCTTGTCGGCGTGCTGTACGCTAATGACATTTCCGCTTGCGGCATAATTGCTTTCGACATTTCCTTCGTTGCAGCAATAACGGAGCTAATATTACCGATGATACCGTCAGCGATACCTGCTGGAATCCAACGCCCGACGTCTTTATACATAACTTTTGAAGGCGAGTTAATGTCAAAGAATGAAGTAAATCCGTTCTTGATTTTTTCGCCGATACCAACCACTGCGTCTTTAACAGCACCAGCCATAGAAGAGATACCGCCAATCAGTCCGTTTATGATGTTCTTTCCTGTTTCTGCTAGGTCGATATTTTCGAAGATGCCGACGATGTTTTTCCATATTGACATCGCAGTTGACTTAATCGTTTCCCACGCGCCTGCCCAATCGCCCTGTAGAATACGCAGGGTAGTTTGAATAACACCTAACACTAAATCGATGGCTGTTGCAACTATCGCTTTAATCGTTTCCCATGCTGCCCTAATTACACCTACGATAATAGGCCACACCATTTGGAAAACGCCTTTAATAATCCCCATCACCATCTGTACATACTCTTGGATAACTCCGAAATAAGTCTTAACTATAGTCATAATTGCTTGCCCGTTTTCGTTCCAAAATGCTTTAATCTTCGCAAGTTGTTCACCTATAAACGCACTGATATCCGCCATTAACCATTGTACGACTCCCATGATATATTCGAGCGCTGTGAAGAACGCATTCTTAATCCACGCCCATGCTGCGTCGACCATATCTCTGAACCATCCAACGTGATTGTATGCAGCAACTAACCCGACACCCAATGCTACTACTGCAGCTACTATCGCTAAAATTACTCCTATTGTTGTTAGTATCACTGCTGAGGTAGTGCCTAAGGCGATAGCTAGTGCTCCTATACTAGAAGCAACAGTGCCTATAGTCATAATTACTACACCAACAGTTGCCAAAAACAAGGCCAGTAACGCAGTTACAGCAGCACCTACGACAAGAAACTGTTTCGTGCTTTCGGATAACTCGTTAAATTTATTCACCAACATCGAAATGAAGTCCGCAACTATCTGCACGTATGGAACTAATTGATCACCTAGCGATATTGCCAACGACTCAATAGAACCTGTTAACTGTTCGATGGAACCCCCGATACCCGCTTTCATTTTATTCGCAGCCTCTTGCGAAGCACCTGCGCTATTCTCTAATGAAGCCGTCATTTCATCAATTTTCGCCGGTCCTGCGTCCATCAACGCTAAGAAGCCGGATACCGCTTCGGTTCCAACTAACGATGCAAGATTGGCCGCTTTTTGCGTGTCCGTCATTCCTTCCATTGACTTCGATAAGTTATCGACCAACTTCGAAATACCGACGAAATTACCTGCCGTATCTGTGATTTGAATTCCCATACTTTCCATCATCTTCGAATTTTTCTCAGACGGATTCAACAAAGCTAGTAAGGACGCACGTAACGCCGTACCAGCATTTTCCCCTTGTAGACCTGCGTTTGTCATTAACCCGATAGATGCTGCCGTTTCTTCCATCGAAACACCTAAGGCCGCTGCCGGAGCACCTGCGTACTTGAATGCGTATTGCATATCTAAAATACCTGCTGCCGTAGAGTTAGCCGATTCCGCTAATACGTCAGCAACACGACCTGCTTCGCCAGCTTCAAGTCCCCAAATATTAAGCGCTGACGATACTGTGTCGGATGTCATTGCTAAATCTTCGCCTGATGCTTCCGCTGCAGAAATGATACCGGGCATTGCTGCGATTACTTGATTTGCGTCAAATCCTTTCGCTGCAAGCTCGGTCATTGCGCCGGAAACTTCCGTGGCACTTTTCGAAGTGTTTGCGCCAAGATCAATTGCTGCTTGTTTCATCGCTTCGAACTCTTGCGTATTTGCACCGGCAATTGCGCCTGCCTTACGCATGGAAGAGTCGAAGTCTGCCGCCATATTTACCGCGTAGCCAAGACCGGCACCAATTCCTGCGCCAACGGCACCGAACCCTTTTGCTATGTCAGCGCCTATTCGTTGTGTTGCTGATCCGAAGTTTTGCAACGTATTGCTGGCGCTGTTGAGTTGATTCGTTAAATCAGCAATATTGGCGCCTATCTCAACGATAATACTATGGTCTGCCATCGCTTACCTCCTTCCCGCTAAATTGCTCAAACTGCGCCAACCATTCCGAAGCATGTTGCGCCTTCTCAACGCCTTCTTGTAGTTTCGCTTCTGCTTTTTCGTCTGCAGGCCGTTTGTACAAGTCGCTTGCTTTAATAGAACGTTTAGCTCGTTTGGCATTTTCGCTCATTATGATAAAGTGAGATTGGCGTTCGTAACTGTCATAGTGTTTTTCACGTTCCGCATTCAATAGCAACGTAAATTCGCGAGGTGTAAGTAAGTAAATTTCGGAAGGTTTCAGCGACAAGTAACGCCAACCGTCCGACAAGATATCGTCTAGCTTAAAATCTCCTGCATTTGTTTGAACGCTTCCGGATTCTTCGCCACCAACTTCGCCACGATTTTCTTGAAGAAAAAACTTTCCGTCACTACCTCGTTGGACATTTTCAAGACCGCTTCCATGTCGAGTTTCTCCGCTTCAAAAGCTTGCTCGATTGCCTTTTCGACTGTTTTAAGCGCAAAGTTTTTCTCCGTATGGAAAAGACCAGCGTGAATAATATGCGAAAACGTATCTAAATCGCCCGACATTGCCTTACCGATAAGACTAAGCGCTCCACCTTCATATAAGCTTCCGAGATACTTAACGCCTGCGAACGTTAATTTAACGTCGTATTCATTACCTTCGATTTCAAAACGTGCCATTTATATCATCCTTTCGGTTGTTTTCGAAATTAAAAAAGGCGCTGCATTAGCGCCGTTAATCATGCTCCTTCTGGAACTTCCGTTAGTGTTACCGGTGTTACATCGCCGTTCAATGTTCCGCTTAGTGAATACGTTGCAAAGTCGCCTGTTCCGAATGATTTTTCGAAAGACGAAATCATATACATTCCGTACTCCGCTTTCTTTGTGCGTGTATCAACTTCGTAAATCTTAACGAATTCCTTTTTGCGAATAGCGTTTTTAACGTAATCAACGAATGGATCGCCTTCTGAAACAACGCCTTCAAGCGAAACCTCTTCCGTTACTTTTCCGTAGTCAGAACCTGATTTATCTTTCGTATCTAAGTCGATTGAGTCTGCGGAAATAGTTGTTGTGCCTGCAGTTTGGTTAAATGGTCGATGAAGTGTTTCCGCATCTGTTTCGCCTGGAATAGCTACTACGTATAAAATCTCGTCGCCTCTGTATTCAATTCCCATTAGTTATTCCTCCTGTTTTGGGTTATTTCTACCTCGATATCAAAGTACAAGTGATGAAAATTCGTTGTACTACTGACATCTTCTGCCGGGATTGGAACCTCGGCTGTTACTTGCGCATAAAAAGAACCGACTGTTTCAGCCGGTGTAGTTGCGGTTATTAAGGGTATCTCTTCGAACATTAATAGCTTTTTAACTTGTTCCTGCAGTCGTGCCCGCTCACTTGAAGAACTAGCGAATAAACCTACTTGAAACCGATAGGTTGTTAGCATTGTCTCGCGAAGCTTTGCCACTTGCGAAATATTGTTCTGCATTTGCTCGATCGTAAGGAACGGCTTAACAGTCGGAAGCTTTACTCCGTCATAAATCCAAGTCGTCGTTAGCCCCGTCTTATTCGCAAGCCAAGTCCGGATTGAATGCTGTATTTCCATCTGCATCGTATCACCTACCCTAAATCGCGCACATGGTCGCGTATCTTTTCACGGTAAGGAGTTTCGTTATTCCAAACGGATTTACGAATGAATGCCTTCTGCGTTTTATGTTCGTATTCTTGCTTTCTCGCATATTCTACGTCTGAACCGTATTGCCAATGCGTTTCGTCAATTTGTTCCGGACTAGCAACGATAGAGTTTCGGAGTTTCCCGTCTTTTACCGGCGCCATTCCGGCCGACTCATTCGCAGCCTTTCGTGTGTATGCTTCAGTTGTATTTGCGATATCACGCTTCAAGCCGTCATATGCCAGCGCTGAAATAACACGGTTAACGCCTTGAATTCGAATTTGAACGTTCATGTTATTCGCCTCCCCAGGAACTCGACTCGGTTACGTTCGCCGATGCCCTTTTTATCCCCCGCGAGTATCTCGTATTCTACTGCGTCATATTTAACCGAAGTTATTAACTCGGCTATATCTGCAATGAAATTAAGGTCCACCGAAAACCAAATGTCGCCGTTTTCGATTGCTACACCGGTTTCTAATGCACGTTCGCTTGACGTAGAAGCAGTCGAAGATATTTCGGTAACGACCGAGGGGACCGTGCGAGGAATAGTAGCTTCGCCGATTGGCTCTCCAGTGATAGGGTCTGCGGCTCCTTCACCCGGATAGTAAACCGTAATTTCGTGCGTTCGATTGGCGGTTATTTCCGCCCGCGTTTGCTTAATAAATTCGATATCACCTTGCGTTAGCATCTTATAACCACCTTTCGTCTAGCACGTACGTTAGATAGCCGGTACAGTTCGGATGCATCATGTATATTTCGCTTGCTGTTGCCGGATAGATACCGCGGCCCATTCCGTAAGAATCTGCAAGTTCCAATTGTGTACAACGGTGGTCCGGACGGTCGGCTTTTCCGCGGTGTACCTGCATCGCTTTAACTACTTCGCTTTGTTGCGCTGAGTAAGCCGATGCAACACGATATGCCGTATTGCCTTCCGTCACAACCAACCGCTTAATTTTCCACGTTTCATTTGCAAATACTTGACGTACTGCAGCGATTAGCGTATTTACCGATTCGCCTCGTATAATACCGGACCGGAGCACTTTCGATATTTGCTCGCGCTGATCACCCGCCAGTTGCCAAACTCGGTCGGACAGTACAAGACCGTCCTCTCCGAATCTGTTTACAACGTAGCGAAATACATTTGCGTTCACTTTATCGAAGGCAATTCCGGCAGCAGCAATTGAAGTGCCGATACCAACGGTCAACGCTTCCGACGACTCTTTGATAATCGACTCTAACGCATCCATGCTGTTTGTGCGTACGGCCTTTTCAATCGACTCTAACTCGCGTAGCAATGCGTTTAAGCGCGTTCGTTTTATTATTCCTTCGCTATCTGCATAGTCCGCAAGAATGTCGTTCATTTGCGACCGCACACGTTCGATCTCTTTAACGGCAAACTGTTGTTGTTTCGCGTTGAGTTTCTGATATTTGTCTGAAAGACCTTCGAGCAATTGGTCGAGCTTTTCTTGTTCCGTCATCGATCGTCAGCTCGTTTCGGTGTTATAGTACGGGAACCTCCGCCGCTTTTGTAATAGTTAAACTTCGAGATTGCATCGAGGGAAAGACGCATGTAATTTTCGAATATATTCGTCTTGTCGACGTTCTCCTCTCCGTCACCATAACTAAAATAGCGTGCCGCATCTAACGCAACCGATTTACATCCGATCGAAAACGCAAGATATAAAAGCGCGTTATCCGTATTTGTATCGGTTCCTTCCGTTAATCCACTTTCGCTTGTTGCTTCGGATAGCCAGTCGGCAATATCATCGGCTGTAACGCCTGGCAATTTCCTAAAGCGTTTCGTTAATCTTTCCTCTAATGTCGCCAACTAGCGCCACCTCCGCTTATTTTTTATCCGCCGCAGCTTTTCGAGGCGCTGCTTTTGGTTTATCAACGCGATTCACATCAGTTAACACGTCTAACACTGCGATTTCATCTTTTTCTTCCGTTTTGTAAGCTCCGAATGCAAACTGCTTTCGTTCTCCATTAACGTAAAACCCTAATTCGGGATATTTCGATTGATATTCCGCCATTCATATTCACCTCACAAAGAAAATAGCCCGCCAAAAGGCGAGCGTATTAGGACAATCCTTTCAAACGGCCGTGAGCTTTTTCTTGTTTAAACTCAAGTGTGTATTCACCAAGTACCATCCCCTTAGTTGAATCACCAACTTCTCCAAGATATTTATGAAAGAATTCACGGTTATTCAATGGACGAACTTTCGTGCGGTTCTTGTCTAGAATATACAATTCATCAGATTGAAGGTTGTTATTCAAAACAATTTCGAATTGACCAAAATCAGAGATAAAGTAATCAGCAACTGAACCGCGACCATTATCCTGGCGATCTAACTTCTTCTCACCGAAGGAAGAGATAGCACGTTTTTGCTTCGCAGGAACCATAATTACGAAGTCTCCACCGTCTGAAAAACCGCCTTTTTCAAAGATTTTTTGTGCAAGGTCGTTAATCATTGATTCAGTAAGTGGTTGGCTACCAGCTGTTGTTACATTAGAAGTAATCAAAGATCGAATACCAGCCATCTGGCGTACATTACCATTTTCATACTTGATACCGCCAATCAAAGCCTTTTCTAATTGTAGAGCTAGCTCTAACTGTTTCTTTTGTTTCTCATATTCGTAAGCATTATCAATTCCATACTGTTCAACAGCTGCAGCTGTGCCAGAAATATCAATTGTGTCATCAAAAATTTGTGTAAGATTCGCCTTACGAGCACGAGGTTTATTTCTTGCGTCACGAGCATCACGACCTTCTTGCCCTTCAACAAACTGAACTTCAATTTTAGCTTGATCAACAATTGCAGCTGCAGTTGTGCCTGCATAGCCACGAGTAACCGTTAATGTTTTACTACCTACATTTACAGCAGTTACAAGCAGTAACTCTTCTCCAATTTTCACAACTTGGTTTACACGAAATGGTTCTACATCAGTAACAACGACAGCAGTTGCCGAATTAGTAACAGCTCCTGATACAGTTGATTCATCACCAAATAATTCGTCCTCATACCAGCTGTGTTCTACTTGTGTTACTGGATCCGCAAACCCTAAAAGGTTTAGTAATGGAGTTTGATGTGGATTCAATAATAGAATTTCATCTGCTACCGATAATTTTTTTCCGATTAAATCTGAGTTATAAATTTTAGGCATTTGTATGTTCCCCCTGAAATATTTTTTTGTATTAAAAAAGACTCCGAATTTTTATCGGGGCCTCTTTTTACAATCCAAGTTCTTTCTTAAATGCTGCGTATTTAATTTTGTCTTCGATACGACCAGTGCGTTTTGCGTTGTCCGCTAGATCTTGCAACTTTCTTCGTGCTTGCTCCTGCGAACCTTCGCGCTTTGTTTCGGTTTGGCCTGGCGATGGATCTACGTAATCACTTACGCCGAATAGGTATCCTTTCGCCTTCTTCAGCGTTTCAAGCGCTTCTTGCACGCCGGATACGTTGCCGTCCTCGTCTACCTCTACGCCTGACAAATCCGCTAATACAAACGCATCGTCTAGCGCATCTTTACGAACTCCGAAATCTTTCGAACTCGCCAACAACTTAAACTCCGATTTGATTAGTCGCTTGTTCGCACTCTCTAGCGCTTTCGACTTCGCCTCTTCCGCTTCCTTGGCGCTCGTTTCAAATTTCTGTAACTGCGCTTGAAGCTTTTCGACTTCTGTCATTTCGGATTGCTTGCGTTGTTCTTCGGCTTGTGTAAACTCGTCTAACTTCGCTTTAATATCGTTATAGTCAGCGTATTTATTCTTAACGCGTCCTTTTTCACGTCCGATTAAAGTATCGAGTTCCTCTTGCGTCATTGTTACCGTTTTTGGTTCGGGTTTAGTTTCCGGTTCCTCAACCGTAGTTTTATCGGTAACTTCTTCGACTTGTTCGTTTTTCAATTCTTCGCTCATTTTAAACCTCCGCCGTTTACCCGCCGTCGCGCATTATATTTGGATTACTGCCGAAAGTTTACCGCCATTCCGTAAGGCGCTGTTGCTTCATAATTTCTTCATTTTTTTCCTGTGTTCTATTGACATTCCGTTATTAACAACTTTAAATAAAGTATCTTAAACAAAAGGAGCATATAGATATGAAAAAAGATGATAATTTTGTACAATGTCCAACATGCAAGGAGTTCTATTTAGCTGATCGGTTTGATGCTAAAAAACCAGAACAAGTTGGAATGTGGCTGCGCTTTGTCTCACACTGTGTAGATTGTGACGAGGTAATTGTAGATTGGATCCGCAAGTTTGAAAATTAAGAGTGGTTCATTCCACTCTTTTTTTCTTTTTACTAAGCATTATACGGATCTTCTTCGCTCTTCATTAATCGACGTTCCGTTAGAATCTCCATCAATTTTGCTTCCGGATTTTCAACGCCTAAGCGAGAAAGTGCTCCTTTTATCGATTCTAAATCGCTGCTCATTTCGGTTGTTAAGCGTTCGATTAACTCCGCTTGGTCTTCCGGCAGTGGCAATCGGAAATGAACCGTATTATCGAAGTTGTTATCGATGCTATTTACTAAATCGCGATCGTAAATAAAACGCGAATCATTTGACCGCGCACTCATGTATCGCAATATATATTCGTTCAATAATTCAAGACGGGATTTCCATACGATCCATGACCGTTGTGTTTTCGATATGATGGACGAATAAAGTAACTTCACCGCCATATCATTGATACCGCCGACATTCATTTCGGCTGTGTTTACGCTTGGCACTTCGGCAATCTTATGAAGATTCGAATACAGCCGGTCAAGGTACGCTTCGACCGCTTCTTTAAATTTGAAGTTCGATTCGAGTTTCTTTGCGTCCGGTCGTTCGCCTTCTAACAATCCGCCTGCACCTTGTAAGTTCCACATTGCGCCTGGTGCTACGTTAAGCCCTTTGTCGTTGTCGACGTTCATCAATAGCGTAATGGCAAACATTTCAAAACGGATTGCGTCTGAGTAATCGCTAAGCTTTTTATTGATTTCGTCAGTGATTGGCGCCCACTTATCGATTTCGGAATAGCCGCGATTCATACCCGTAAGGCGTTCGTTCGGGATCTCCACGATTGGAATGAAGTTGAGCCCCATCGCTGACTTCTCGATTTTCATTTCGTGCAACCAAACGTCGTTGTTTTCATCGATTTCGTATGTCGCTTCCGTTAAGAAGCATTCGTAGTCTTCTTTGCCTTCGACCCATTCGAGCGTGAACGATTGCTTCCAAAACAGCCGGCCGTCTTTGTCGAGATAGCGAAAGAAATGAACCTCTTCGAGCAACTCTTCGTCGTCGTGGTTGTATTTCGCAATCACTTCGAAGTCAGGGCGGAAAGCAACGCGAACTTTACCCTGGCGTTTGTCGTAGAATATCTTCGCCCATACTGTTCCGGCAATCTTACGGTCCTTCGCTGCTTCGATTAGTTTCTCATGCGTTTTGTTTTCGCGATGTACCCAATTAAGCAACTGCTCTTTTGCAGCAGCCTTTCGGTTTTCTGCATCTTGCGCCGTGCTCGGTTCGTAGTTTTCGCTTACCATGTCGATTGGGTTATCGATTACGTCTGGCTCGACTTCCCATTTCGGAGCCATTTCGAATTCCCATGCGGCCATTGTATCGACAAGCAGTCGGTCAAAGTTTATCGTCAGTAAGGTCGGGTCGTAATCAAGTCCTTCCGGTTTCTTATAATGCTTCCATACTTGCAAGCCGTCGTAGCGTTCGTATAATTGAAGTACGCGTGCTATGCGTTCCATTTCGTCCGTTCCCATCCATTCTTGGTCCGGGCGAATCCAAGGCATTGCGTTATTCGGTGAGAAAAACACTTAGACACCGCCTCCTTTCATCGTGTTCGTTTTGCGGATGTAACAATTCGATTCTCTTTTTGTTTGCATGCCGAAATAGCCATCTCGGTCGCATCTATTAAATCGTCGTGACTTCCTTGACCGTATCTTTCGAATTGCTCAAGCAACAAAGCGTGGTTACTACTGAATTGAATTGTGTTGTTTTCTATCAATGGCAGCATGGCTTCAATTCTTAATTCTTTCCTCGAGCGTTGATAAATCTTTTTAACTCTTGTGCTGGCAGGATAACCTTCGGCCTGCAACCTTTCCTTAAGTATATCTACGAAAAACTCTTGTGCAGCCTGACTTTCAGCGGCAATAATATCCGGTTGGAATTTACTTACCTTTGTGACGATAACTTCAATAAATTCATCAGGTTTTACCCTATCTCCATAGGAATCTATAACAAAAAACGCACCGGATTCTTTGTGTTTAGCAACAATCGTAGTGGCTGAGTAGTCTCCACGCTCTTTCTTCCCCATCGCAAAGTCTATTCCAAGCGATACTGTATAAAGCTTATGAGGAAATTCCCGTCTAGGGTTTGATTCAGTCCAGTAAGTGAACTTTTCAGGGTTAAATATCATTGACTCTTCATCAATAGGGTTATTCATGTATTCGGTATTAAACGCTTTGCTTCCGTTATCCCATTTCCAAGTCATTAAGACCCATATTGGTTTTCCGTTTTCCCATAAAACCTTACTACCTTGATGCATGTCATCCTTGTTCCCTTGGTAAAAAGCAAGTGCGTTTTCGAGCCTATTTTCATCTTCCCTATTGGTGTATATCTGTCTGCACTCTTCCCATAGGTCCATTCTGATGGGATAATCAATTATTGCTCTGTATACCTTTGTTTTAAAATCAGATCGCTTATATAAGACTTGCATTAAGAGTGAATCTGCATGTACAGTCGTACCCATTAAGATAATGGCCGTCTTCTGCCCTTTTGGATCTCCTAACGGTATTACACTTTGTGAAAACCAATCTCTAAGTTGGGACCGTTGTTCCGACGTACTTGCGTTACCACCTGGTCGAGCATCTTCGAGGTCATCACCAATAATTAAGTCCGGCCGCATACCGTTCCAGTTACGTCCTCGAATCGCTCCTCCTACCGAAGCAGACTCAAGTAAAGCAATTTGGCGTTTATAATCATCTTCTGGTACCCATGCGATAAAGCCTTCGCTGTTATCTTGAATGTTCGCCTGATCCTTCGGAGATAGGAGTGGGCCGAAATCATTTCGCAATTTTTTATTGAACTTTAATTGGTCACGTATCCAATCTAAATTCGCTTTTGCTACTTTAGGCGTTTCGGATATCATAATTACGTACTTTCTACGCCTAAATACGAGCTCATGTAACGGAAATCCCTTTGATAAATAAGTGGATTTCGCATGGCCACGAGGTGCTGCTACTGCTGTCTTTGCATTGGTATTCACGCTCGACACGTCGTTCATTATTGCGGTTATTTCCTTGTGAAACTCTGGCGCTTGGCCTGCTTCCGTGATATCAAAACCGTCCCAATTCCCGTCATTTCCAGCGTTACGGGCTTCGCTAAAATACTCGATCGCAAATTCGAGTAAGTTTCCTTCGCAGCGATGTATCCTAGCGAGCCGTTCAAGCTCTGTTGCCTTCTCGTAATAATCGGAGATTACATCGGAGGGCAGTTCCTCGCCGTAACGTCCATCTATTGCGTTCAGATACTCCGTTAAGATATCGATTAATTCTTGACGTTCCTTTGTCGTTAGCCATTTACCGTTAACCCATGCGATAGTACCGCCCTCCTTTCCGGAATAAAAAAGAGCAACCGTTGTACATTCGGTTACTCTAAAGTCAAAGTGATTTTTTAATATTCGCGTGTTAATACCGCTTGGAAACGCAGTTCAGATTTCGAACACGCCCCCGGCATGAAAAAAAAGACAGTCATTATCGATTGTCTTTTCGTTCCTTATTCCGTCTTATTAAAGTTGATTTGCTAACTCCTGTCATACGCTCAACCTCCGTATATGAATGCGTCTGTAATAGGTCGAGTGCATGCTCGATTTGTTTGCGATTAAACTTGCGTGGTCTTCCTTCCCGGAAGTCATCACGCTGCCTTGCAATAGCCTTACCCTCTTGCGTTCTCTCCACTATAAGGTCACGTTCAAACTCAGCGAAGCCACTCATAATTGTAAAGATAAGCCGACCCGTCGGAGTGTTCTCGATAAGCCCCATGTTAAGAACGTGAACTTTTATTCCCCGATCGAACAACTCTTTTATGATAGATAGCGCCTCAGATGTTGACCTAGCAAAACGGTCGAGCTTCGTTACCACTAATGTATCTCCAGGCTGTAACGCTGTAAGAACTTCTTGAAACTTAGGTCGATCCGATTTAGTACCCGTAAACTTTTCCGAGTAAATTTCGTCGCATACTTCCTGTTCTAAACGTTGTAGCTGCGCTTGTAAATCTTGGCCGATTGTTGACACCCTTGCATACCCATATTTCATAAAAGCCGCCTCCATTTATGGATATAAGTTTTGACACCACTCAATACCCTGTGTCACTTTAAGAGTTATTTTTCATTTAATTTAAGCGATAATTTACACTAAAAAACTCTTATATTGAAACATCTTATTTTACTAACGCCCCCGTTCGTATTATAAGGTCAGCCAGAAAATATTTCTGGTTGACCTTTTTTTATATCGATATATGATAATCGTAGCCAGGGTAGAACGTCCGCCCCCGTGGGACTAGATCCCGTCAACTAAACCGTTCACCCCCTACTTGTAGAAACATGTTTGAGGCTGGTTGAGACTTGATCTCGTATAACAAGCGAAGCTGTGATACTGCATTAGGGATATAGGGGTTACTGGCAAAGAATTCAAAGGAGGAGATTTTATAATGAATCCAGTAGTGGGTCTGGATGTGTCAAAAGGTGAAAGTCAGGTTCAAGCATATTTGGATAAAGGGAAGCCATATCGTAAGGGATTTAAAGTTTCCCATACTCTTGAGGGGCTGAAGGAACTCTTCGATTTCCTGGAAGAAGTTAAAGGTAAAACTGGT